AAACTTAGCTAATTGATGTAATCTATAGGCACTACATCCATTTAATCCTTTTTCATATTTTTGCATTTGTTGAAATTTTACTTTGCAATAATCTGCAACTTTAGTTTGGTTAAGCTTTCTTTGTTTTCTTAGGTATTTTATATTTCTACCTACAACAGCATTAAAAGCTAAATCTTCTGCTGTTTTTTTTCCACCTCTTTGATTGTCAGGCATTTTATTTCCTCTATGGTTAAGCCAAAATAATCTTCACATTGCTTTTGCCAATTACTCATATTCATTGTGGTTGATCTTTCAGCGGTTATATAAAAGCATTCAGGCGACATTTGCCTAAATACATTCTCAGCATTAATAAAGAATGCTGGAATTTTGTTTTCAAATTTAAGAAACCATTTGCTATCATTAATCTGATGCACAGGCATATCAGAAGAGAAAGCTTGGTAGCTTACGTATGTTAAATAATTTTTATCGTTACTTTTTCTACTCATATTAATTCGTAATCTTCTGTTGGATCGCTATGTTTAATTTTACAAAGTATCTCTGCTAACTTTGTATTAAGTCTCGCTGAAACAAGAGGAGTTAATTTCATACAATCTCCATAAAGAGCAACTAGCTCCACATCGTTTTCAGATAATTTATATTCATTCCAATCTTTAAAAGATAATCTCCAATTAAGGTTTTCCTCTGCTGTTTTCATTCTAGTAAATTCTTCTCTTGCAATCTTAGTGCCATTTACAAATTCTTTTTCTGTTGTGCTTGGAAATTTAATTATGTTATCCATCAACTTGATCCTTAATTATTCCTTGAGTGTTAAATACTTTTTCTTCTGCTTGGTGCATTTCTTCTGCTTGATAAAGATAGTTAGCTGCATCAACGTAAGTATCTTTTTTAAAATTTTTTCTAGCTCTATATAATTTTGCTGCTACATACATATTCGCTACCATGTGTCCTGGTATTGCAGAATCTAATCCAAGAAGAACTGACCACAGATGACCTATGTCGTTCATAGCTACACCAAAGTCGCCATATTCTTCTTGTTTAGATTTACGGATTTCTTTAAGCTTTTGCTCTCGATTTTCCATTCTTACTCTTTTCTGAAAAGTCTTTGTGAGCTTGCTGAATATAATAAGCAGCCGTCTTTGCCATTGATTGTGGCATTTCAAATTGCTTATCTGATAATTCTCTAAGCTTGTTATAGGTATCCATATTCAACGCAATCGATTTAAACTTATCCGTATCCATGATTACGCCTCCAACGAAGCTGGATCAAAACTTTCGCCAGCCTGGTTTATTTCAAGCTCTTCAACACGGTGCATCCAGTAATAGGTACTTCCTTTAGGAAGTTTTCCAGTACCTGATGCTTCAGCTTTGTAAGCACCAATACGATATTTTTTACCATCAGGTGTTGTAACAGTTCCTTTAAGGTCGTAACTTTTTGGGTTTTCCTTATTGGTGTTAGGAAATACTACTCCTAATGATTTACGTTCTTTAGCTTGTTCTTCAGCCATTTTTTATTACTCCATTAGTCTCAAGTTTATTTTTGATCTTGTTGAACTTTTCCAAAAACTCATTGTAGGCAATTGGATTATTAGTCCTAACTGACTGCATAAGTTTCTGATTATCGGTCAACCAAGATTTGTAGCTTCCAAGATGAGAGACCTTATCAAGCTCGGATAGTGCTGTAGTTAACTGTTTATCTTGCTGCACAATTGCAGCAGATACTTCTTCAGCACTTGCTATTCTGTCATTAGTTAAGCCAAGCATTGCTAAAGCTCTTCCAACCGCAGAAGTCTCAGCGTTTTCCAACGCAGAGGTTTGATTAATTCTACTTGCTGATCTTAATTCTTCAGCTAATCCAGTAGAAACTAATTTTCCATCAATAAATACTTCAGCTTTAACGATAACTTTTTTATCGTCATGAAATAATACTGATGTTGATATAGCAGCTGTTGTTCCTAGATTTCTTCTAAAGATACCTATTCTAAGTGCAACAGTAGCATAATCGTTATTGTGTATTTTTATAGTCTGTCCGTTAAGACTTTTTTTAAAGTCGTTAATGCAAGAGACTAATTTATCATTAGACATATATAATAACCTCCTATTATGATTGATGTATAATTGATTAGTGTTGGAGTAATCATCTTTTGATGTTGCTCCATAATTCTTTAGCTTCTTTTACAAATTCATGACCAATGCTCCAAAAAAAAGGATGGTTAAAATCAGGATCTGTATCTGCAATTAATTCTTCAAGGATTGCATCTTTATCGTTTAGGTGTGCATATCTACTAAGTAATCTTTCTCTTCTGACACACGCTTTAACTAATTGATCGTAATAATTTTCTAAATTTTTTGTTTCTAAATCCGCGCAGTTTTCTTTCGTAAATATTTGAAAACCATCCGCAGACAAATAAACTAAACACGGATAACAAGGAGAAACATGACTAAAAGAAACCGCGTAGAAGCTTAATTGCTGCAAATGGTTTAATAAAGGAGTGGACGGCAGTTTTGGTGATGAGAAGCCACGACTGCCATCCTTTTTTATCTTCAATGGTTTTGACCAAACTGTCTTTATTTCCAAGACCGAAAGGAACGGAGCAACATTAGGTGTTGACGCTGAAGCACCTCGCGATGCCTCATTAAAATCTTCAAAATGAAGATCAGTTCTACCTACAATAGGTAGTTGAAGTCTGTTATCTATGTGATTGATACTATCTTCCGCTGTTATTCTTTTTGCAGTAGCAGCACCAAGTTTATCACACGCTAAAAATCCTTGTTTAATAGTTAAAGGTATAGTTTCTTTATATTTTTCAAACTTATCTCTATCTTTATCGTTAACTGGATTGTATTCACAAAATTTATCCAAAGCTTTTTGTATAGCTACATCTTGCGTTAACTTTTCGTTTTTTTGTGGTTGTAATTTTTTAGTTAATGGATTGTGTTTCCAAATATTATCTGAGTAGTGCCATTGTAGAGCATCATTAACCGCAACACCAGCAGCCATGTTTGCATTGCCTTCAAACAATCTTCTTTTTGCTTGATCGCAATAAACATATCTATAAAGAAATATTCCATCAGGATAAGTTGATGATGTAGGTGAGTGATGATTAATTCCTAAACGTGAAAAATTTGGAAGAGTTAATTCTTTTAAAGGATCGTCTAATTTTTTTGTATTGTTATTCATAGAATTACTTTTATTCCTATGAATAAAAAGACGTTAAGCCAGTTAGGCTAATTTATTGATTACTTGTTATATTTGTTTAAGTGGCTAATGTTTGCAGTTTTGCTAGTTTTGCTAGTTTCTCTTGATGAGAACATTTTAGATTTAATCCAATCAATAACAGCTTTAATTGGGTATAATATAATATTTCCATCTTTTAAGAATACTGGACCTCTTAATTCACCAGTAGAAATACTCTCTTCTCTAAGATGTTTTAATGTTTCTTTTGATATACCAAATTCTTTTTCTACAGCAGCTGGAGTTAACATTTTATTTAATTGATGCGGAAGATAATCTTTAACTATATTAAGCACGTTTTTTCTCTTCTCTTTTTAAAAATTCAGGAACAATGATGTCGTCATTGTCATTTGCCAGCAGTCCTTGATAACCAAACAATTTTGTTTTTAGTATTTGTTTATTTTGAGCTTCAATCTTAGTTTCAAGTTCCTTTATTTGATCTCTTATTTTAGCTGTTGCATCTTCTCTTTCTTTTCTAATTAATTCGCCAAGCTGTTGAACTTGTTTAAGATTTTTTGATAAAACTTTATCTGCAAACATAGCAATTGGATTTGTAAATGAAATTATAGGTGCAACTATATCAGGCGTAATATTATCGGCTATAATTTTGTTTTGCGCTAGTGGATCAGGATTTAATATAATTTTTTTTGTTCCAAATATTTGATATATGCCTAAAAAATATCTGTAGTAACCACCTAATAATGTTTTACTTTTATTTTTTGTTCTAATCATACAAAGTTTATTATTAGCAGTATCTGAAATTGTATTTGTTTCGTAATAATAAGCCATAAATCCGTCATAAATACTTTCAGGATCATTTACTCTTATAGCTTTTATGTCTAATCTATAAATATCAGATGGACAAAGTGTAACTTCCATTTTAGACCTTTGATAACATTCGCCTTGATTTGATAAAATTTTTCCTTGAGAATTTTTAACATTAGAAGAAAATCTAACATTAGACCAAACAGTTATTGTCTGAGGCTCAAACATTAATGAAGCTGGAGCAACACCAAGAGTTCTAGCATATTCTATAGCTTTGCCTTTTGATAGTTCTCTATCTCCTTTAATGTGTTTGTATAAAGTTGATAAAGAGTTTTTGTCAGCTACATCTTTAGGATCAATGTCTTTTGTTAAAAATAAATCTTGTAATGGACTTTCTTTAATTTTTTCTTTTGGTAAATCTAAATGTTTTACAAATTCATTAATTCTTTTATCAAGGCTCGCTTCACTTTCTTTTACTGCTTTTGCAGCTTGATCTTTTATTTTTTTTGTTAAGTTTTTAGTAGCATCAACTACTGATTTTCCAGTTATCCATGATGGAAGTGTTTTATCATAAATTGGTTTTCTACAAAAAGGATCGTTCCAATTATATTTACCATCATATTTTGCTCTAATCCAATTATCATTTAATAAATCTAATTCGCCAGCACTTAAAAATTTTTTAGCTTCTTGATAAACTTTATGCTCAACACCATTCATGGCTTTTCTTCCTATTCCATTAGGACTATCATAAAAAATATCTATTCTTGCAAATGGTATTGTTTTTAATGTTTTACCTGGAATTTCTCTATGAACTACAATTCCATTAATAATTAATTCTTGTAGCTCGTATTCTTTCTTAGTCCAAAAGGAAACAATATTTTCATATCTAATATGTAATCCTGAAGAGGAATTTTCTTGAAGAGGTGTTTTTTTCATTAATTGAAAACTCTGTTTGCATCCTCTTCACATATATTTGGCAAATACTTTTTTATATAATCTTGATATAATTTTTTTATATTTGGCTCTCCACTCCAATTAAGAAAGTCTTTTCCACCAATAACCATTTGGTCGTCTCCGCCTAAATTATTTAAAACTACTACATTTTTAAGTTGTCTTAACAACATAGGAACTCTCCAAGCTATAACTTCTTTATCGTTATTAAGAAGACCTTTAAAGCAGTCTTCTATATTTTTGCCTTGATATTCATGAATAAAAGTTTTTGATTTTTTACCAAAGAAAGCATCATCGCCACTAAAGTAAAATTTACACGTAACATTATCTATTTTATTTTTATTTTTCATAAAACTGTTATAGGACTTTTGGATAATTTAATCAAGTAATTTTGTCGGAAACAACAAAATAATTGTTTTTTTTGTTGACTTTCTATCTCTATCAAATAATGGCTAAAAACATGGTAAAACAAGTGTATTTTAACGATGTAAAATTTAGTAAATATAGCACTTGGCATAGACAGCAGCATAATTGCTTGAATTTTAGCGATATTGACCAGGTTTCTAGCTGTAATGCTTGTTTAGAGCCACTTTTTCTTGTTGAAACGGTGTTTTATAACCAACAAAAACTCATAAAACCGCACAAAATAACGAAAAAACTAGCTGAAATGGCTGGTATTCCAGCATTTGTACTTTGGTATCACTGCGTAGGCGATATGATGATGTATTTTTACGTCAAAAAAATAGCTCCTGATTATCCTGGCGGATATTCGTCTGAGCCTAAAAGGATTTCGCCTGACCAGTGGCTGCAATTCCTAGAGCATAAGCAAGCCGAGCATTTTCCTAAATGTACTAAACAAAATTTATTTCTAAAAAAACTTAAAGAAGATCCAAGAGCCAATAGGAGGAAAGCATTTGCGTCAATTTTATATAAGTGATCCAAAGATATTTGAGCTGGATATGTCTGCATTTGATTTCAGATTGTATGAGTATTTATGTAAGAATTATGATCTCAAAAGATTAACTCCGTATGTGAGAATGGTGGATTGTGCGGATAATTTCTCAACTCCGTTACCAAAGATTAAGGAAGCTCTACAAAGATTATCTTTAATGAATATTGATTATAAACCATTAATTACACATAAAAATTTTACTTACTTTGATATGCCAAGATATAAACATTTTCTTGAAAGCATAAAGTTTCGAAAGAATTATACAAGAGCTGGCTGGTCTAAGCTTAAACAGAATGTCAATAGTTATAAGAATGGAGCTTATGAGTAATTTAGCCAAAGTTTTAGAAGATGAAATAATAAGCTTAAAAAATCTTGTTTTCTTGATAGACGAAGCAGCTAGAACAGAAAGATTTTTATCCAAACCAAGACATCCTGGAACACCGTCAATGTATGATTTATTAATCACGTGTTACGATAAAAAGGATATAGGATATTATGAGAAAGCTTTAGTAAAACTTAGAGCTACACCAAAGCAGATAACGCGTTGGGAGTTCGCAATAGAGGCATTATTAGCCATAGAGAGCGACATTTCCAAAGATCCGATGTTAGACCGTCAAATTATTTGGATGAGAGCTAATAGGTTTAAATGGACGCAAGTTGGAAGACATTTTGGATTTAACAGAATTTCAATCAAAAATAGATATATGAAAGTCCTAACTGCTTTAGTAAATAAAATAAAAAAAAATCATAATAAGTATTGCAAACTTAACAAAATATTGTACTTAATTTGATATTCTTAAAATAAATTTATAAAAATAAATCATCCTATAAACAAAGTTATAACATAGTAATTGAAAATCTATGCTGGAGCTGTATAATCTGTTTTATAGCTAAGGATATAAAACCGTACTAGAACGGATTTAAGTTTTATTTCTTTTTTCTCTTTTTTTCTTATTGCCTGATAACTTAGTTTAAATTTAAAAATCCTAAATCCGCATATGGCTGGTAGACAAAAGAATAGACTTAAATGTCAAACTATAAATAAACAAAATAAATTACCTTGCAAAGCCAAAGGTATTTTAATGAAAAATGGTAAAATCCGTTGCCGGATACACGGAGGCTGGAGCAGCGGTGCAAAATCATTAAAAGGTAAGATTAAAAGCTTAAAGAACTTACATCAATTTAAAAACTTGAATGACGAAGAAATTAGAACTTACATCACAAATAAGCAACGAAATCGAAACGATGCTAATGAATGGAATGCCTTTGACGCAGATCTGTCAGAAACCTGGATCGCCAAGTCTTAGCAAAGTTTATGAGTGGATTAGAAAAGATAAAGAGTTCGCAGACAAAATACTAACAGCACGTAAGATAGCTGCTCAAACATATTTAGATAGAATGATTACTGAGCTAGAGAATGCTGATAATGGTAATATTGGAATTATTAAAGAGAAGCTTCAACACTACAGATGGCTCAGCAGTAAGCTGATTGCAATTTATGGTGATAAGCAACAAGTCGCAATAGATCAAAAGGTAGAGATCAAGTGGTCGGATGAAGATAAGACTTATGAGAATGAAATGAGGAATGTGAGTGAGAGTGTTTAAGAGAGCGGTAGCTTAGGTGCAACAAACACAGTTCCGTGCGTGTCATGAGGTACGAAACAAGAACATTAAGTTAGAATGTTAATGATAATGTTAACTTTCTTTAAATTAGTTAGAGTTTGCGTGCGGAGTAGGTGGTTTATCAAACGATTGCTCAAATTCCTGACAGTAAAATAAGGTTTTTCTGCGATGGACTATACCCCAAAAAGTAGCCGCCAAG